GTAACTTCTTTACTATGAAAGAGTATCGCGACAACAATACAGGTGAAATATATTGGGGTATAGATACTACTGATATGACAAGAGACGAGGGATTTAGAGAAAGAAAAGTTTTACTATTCAAAGGAGATAACCCTCAAAAAATTGAAAGAATGTTAAAATCTGAAGTTGCACATGATTTTTCAGATCAGGCTAGAATGAGAGATGATTATGATAAAAGATTTGGACAATTTACCGCAGATAAAGTAATGCGTATGGGTGATAACACTTATGGTGATAACACTTATAAAGGTTAATAAAGACAATAAATTAAAAACCCTCCCCATTAAAGGAGGGTTTTTTTATTTCCATAAATTTTTTACTTAAAAAAAACCTAAGTTATATTTATATGTGATATGGCGAATGGTATAACATATGGTATTGCGTTTCCTTTTGTAGACTCTTTTACTGGTAGGTATTTAGATGTTACAAATTCTACAGAGGCAGAAACAAGAGCAAGTTTAGTACACCTAATATTAACAAGAAAGGGTAGTAGATATTTCTTACCTAATTTTGGTACTAGATTGTATGAGTTCATTTTTGAACCTTTAGACGGACCAACATTTTCAGATATTGAGTCTGAAATTAGAGATACTGTAAGAACATACATGCCAAACCTACAAATTACAAATGTTACTGTAGAACCTGGATCGGCAGGATTGGAAGATAAAGGATATACTGTTAATCAATACGGTGAAAGAGAATTCTCAGTTCCGAACATAGCTCAATTAGAGCACACCGCAAAAATCAAAATAGATTATAGAATTACAGACTCGGCATTTGAATCACAAGATTTTATCATTATCAATATTTAATAGTATATGGCTGAAAAGAAAATTTCCTATACAGTAAGAGACTTCCAAGGAGTTAGAACTGAGTTAATAAATTTCACAAGAACTTATTATCCAGATTTGGTTCAGAACTTTAATGACGCTGGAATCTTTTCAGTGATGTTAGACCTTAATGCTGCTGTTACCGATAACCTTAATTATCAGATTGACAGAAGTATCCAAGAAACAGTACTTCAATTTGCACAACAAAAAAACTCAATTTATAACATTGCAAGAACTTATGGATTGAAAATTCCTGGACAACGACCATCAGTTGCATTAATAGACTTTTCAATTACAGTCCCTGCGTTTGGTGATAGAGAAGATTTAAGTTATTGTGGTGTATTAAGAAGAGGATCTCAAGTTAATGGTGGAGGTCAACCTTTTGAAACGGTTTATGATATTGATTTTGCATCACCAATAAATGCTGAAGGATCACCTAACAGAGTTAAGATTCCTAACTTTGACTCAAGTGGTAAATTATTAAATTATACTATTGTTAAACGAGAAGTTGTTGTTAATGGTATTACCAAAGTTTATAAAAGAGTCATTACCCCAAATGATGTTAGACCTTATTTAGAATTATTCTTACCTGAAAAAAATGTTTTAGGAATTACTAGCGTTTTATTAAAGTCAGGTACACAATACTCAACAATACCAAACCCACAAGACTTTTTGACTTTGGGTCCTGAAAGATGGTTTGAGGTTGATGCTCTTGTACAAGATAGAGTTTTTATTGAAGACCCAACTAAAGTTTCCGATCAACCAGGTATTAAGGTTGGTAGATATATCACAACATCAAATAAGTTTATATCGGAATATACACCTGAAGGTTACTGTAAGATGACTTTTGGTGGTGGTAACATTTCAGCAGAAGAACAACTTAGAGAATTTGCTCGTGACGGAAAAGGTTTTGATTTAAGTAGATATACCAACAACTACGCCATGGGTGCGGCTTTAACACCAAACACAACACTATTTGTGCAGTACAGAATTGGAGGGGGACTTTCAAGTAATATTGGTATCAATACAATAAATCAAATTGGTACCGTATCTTTTGCGGTTAACGGACCATCAGAAACGGTAAATAAAAGTGTTATTAATAGTTTACAGTGTAATAATGTAACTGCGGCAATTGGTGGGGCCAATCAACCAACTTTGGAGGATGTTAGAAACATGGTATCATTTAATTTTGCAGCACAAAACAGAGCGGTTACGGTTAATGACTATAATTCAATTCTAAGAACAATGCCGGCTCAATTTGGGGCACCTGCTAAAGTTGCAATTACTGAAGAGAACAATAAGATTAGAATTAAGATGTTATCATATGATGCTAATGGTTCGTTAACTAATGTCGTTTCAAATACCTTAAAACAAAATGTTGCAAACTATCTATCAAATTATAGAATGATTAATGACTACATATCTATTGAGGCCGCTGAAACAATTGACTTAGCGGTTACGGTCGATGTTGTTTTAGATAATAGTCAAAACCAAGGAGCGATTGTTGCAAAAACAATTCAAATTGTTGGAGACTTCTTTAATCCTTTAGTTAGAGAGTTAGGTCAAAATGTTAACATATCTGAACTTAGAAGGTTGATACAGGCAGAAAATGGTATTGTAAGTATATCGGATATCTCATTCTTTAACCAAGTCGGAGGTCAGTATTCATCATCACAAACATCGATGCCTTATTCAGATCCTGTAACAAGGCAAATTCAACCAACAGCAGATACCATATTTGCAACACCAACACAAATCTATCAAATTAGATACCCAAACAAAGATATCAATATTAGAGTATTGAATCTAAAATCTGTTAATTTCTCATAGTCATTTATTTTTTGTAGGTCGGGTTTATTTTTAATGAAAATGGGAAATAAACTATTTATGAAAAAACTGATTTTTAATGCCCAAATCATATAGAATAAGAACCGAAGTCGGTGTTGACAAATATATTAATGTCAATTTAGAACAAGATTGGGAATCTTTAGAGATATTATCTTTGAAGATTTTAGCTGATGATGTGTACACTAGATTTTGTGCTGACTTTGGTGTTGTCACAGGTAGGGTATTCGTCAATAATGGATTTGGTTTACCAAACGCTAAGGTATCTGTATTTATACCTTTAGAAGCCGCAGATGAATTAGATCCTGCAATTACAGAATTATATCCTTTTAAAACTATAACTAACACAACAGAGGAAGGTTATAGATATAATCTATTACCAAAGTTACCATCATACCAAGGACATGTGTCCACAGGATCATTCCCTAATAAAGGGGATGTTTTAATGGATGGAACATACATTGAGGTATTTGACAAGTATTATAGATTTACAGTATCCACAAATGAAAGTGGTGACTTCATGATCTTTGGTGTTCCTGTTGGAACTCAAACAATTGTGATGGATGTTGATCTTTCAGACATTGGTTGTTTTTCATTATCACCACAAGATTTAATTCAACAAGGATTGGCAACTGAAACACAAGTTAATGGTGCAAGATTTAAATCATCTACAAACTTAAGTGAATTACCACAGATTAAAAATTTGGTTTTTGATGTTGATGTTCGTCCATTTTGGGGAGATAATGATTTATGTCAAGTTGGTATCACAAGAGTTGACTTTGACTTGACCAAACAAGCCAATTTAACAATACAACCTTCCGCAATATTCATGGGATCAATCATATCAACAACAGATGATGATGCGTTGAAAGTGGGTTGTAAACCAAAAAACAATACTGGTAATCTTTGTGAATTAGTTGCAGGTCCAGGTGAAATGCAGGCAATTCGTCAAACAATATTTTCCGATACTAATGGTTTACCTATTCTTGAAAGATACGAAATAGAACAAGGTGGTAAAGTAATTGATGGTGACGGAACCTACTTGTTAAATGTCCCTATGAACATGGATTACATTTATACAAATGAATTTGGTCAACAAGTAATTTCTAGTGACCCAAAAGTTGGAGTTCCAACCAAAGGTAAATACAGATTTAGGTTTAGATGGCAAAACGAACAAGGATTAAGATCTAACTTCTTAAGAGCAGATTTCTTAGTTCCAAATGTTAAAGAATACGGATGGTCAACATCAAACATAGACCCATTCCAACAATATAATTCTACATCTTACACATATACTATTCCTGCGGGATCAACCACAGGGATAACAATAACGGTACCTTTTGATGTTGGATTAAAAACTTCAGGTACTACAAATGTTGAATCTTATCAAATATTAATTAATGGACAAGTCTATACTGGAAGTCTAAACTCAATACAATTAAATGGTGGTGATACCTTGCAAATTATTGGAACCTCATTAGACTCGACAAACCCACAAGACTTTAGTTTTTACCAATATACACAACAATTATTTGATTTGCTACAATCATATGCTTTCTCAACAGATTGGGACGATTATGCAAATATTCAGGATGCAATAAATTGTGAAGATACTTTTTATGAATTTGGGTATAATAAAGTTTATACAACAGCAATGTTTCTTGATAGATATAAAAATGGTATTGGAAGAGCAAAACATTTAGGTATCAAAGAAATTGATAATAGAAGTTGTAAATCAACCGTAAATACTTTTCCTGTTAATGATGTTATCAGAAATTTCGACCCAATATTCTTCGTATTTAACATACTAATCAATATATTAACTTTTCCAATTTTAGTTCTTTTATTTGTCGCTCACTTTATTTCATTCATGTGGCCAGTATTAAAATATGTGTTAATAGTTTTAGGTATCTACTTAACTTATGATGCGGTTGTATCAGGATTAGAAGCAATACAAACAGGGATTGCCGCAATAAATGCGGCGGCGGGTATTTTAAGTATTGGTTTAGGTGTTGTAATAAATGCGGGTTTCTTAGGTGAAACAATTAGATTATTATTATGGGGTATTGCTCAAATTGCAATTGCGGCGTTTAAAGTCGCACTTGCGGCTACTTTCACAGCATTTGCAGTATTGGTGGCAATAAAAGTTAAAGGATTCCCAAGAATAGGTTTACCTATGATATCATATCCTGACTGTACAAGTTGTGAGTGTGATTGTGGAAATGCAGAACAAGATGATGATTTCGACACGAATAGTGTAGAAAATCAAGTCAACGCATCTGCTCAAGCGGGATCCAGCGGATTTTATGATATGACATTAATACCGGCAAATTCTATAATTGCCCCTTTAAACTCGGCAGGATCTTACGATTTAACACACCCTAACTTAACTAAAAACTCTGATGATGATGAACCTTTTGAGTGTGGATCCGCGGGACCATACAAAAGTCTTGGAACACTAATTGGTGATCAAAAAATTAACCAAGATTTGGCAGTACAAGCATCATTAGATTACCGAAGAATTGTTTCAGGTTATGATGTATTATCATCGAGCAACCCAAATAGATTATATCAAAATGAGAAATATCTTTTACACGCACCACAACCATTCTTGTGGTCGGCAGATAAAGATGGTTCGGCAGCTAACAAAGACGAAAGATTTTTTGCATATCCAATCGACCCAACTTTCCCACAAAGGTTAAATGACTTTAACTTAAGAAATAAATATTTTACATCGGGAGGTGGTGTAAATCAAATTAGAACAACAGTTAATCCGTCATTACCTTCTCAACCATATTTAGATCAAGTTGTCGTTGTTTTAATGAGCCCTGGTGCTATTTCGCAAATTGGTGTTGGTAATGTATGTTCATTCCAAGATCCTAATTATATGGATGCTCAATCCACAAATAGATTAATTAATTTGACAGGGGCAACAACTAACCAATTCGGAACAAATTCAATTACGGGTACTACAATTACAGGACAAACAACAGTTACTATTAATTATGCAGACCCATCATCGCCAAATACTAATATACCTGTACAAGTTGTTTTAGATTTACCACAAGTAAGTCAGTTATCAGTCACAGGAAATCCTAATGTTGAACAATCTTATTTACAATACGCAACAGACATTGAATACTTCCAACTAATTACAGGGTTAACCGCAAATAATTTCTTCGCACTACAAAGTACATCATCAACATCGGCATTTTACCCAAGTGGATATCTATCATATGATATCAGATATCTTAGACCTGACTGCCCTGTTAGTAGTGCAAACGCTTTCGCCTTTGAAACTATTAGTGATGTATTAACATCTATGAATGAATGGCAAGCATTTGAAGTTTGTATTTTTGTTAGAGGAGTTGACCCGTTTACACCAAAACAAACAATAAAATATGATTTGTCTAAAATATTCGGTTATACATCGTTAGGAAATAATGTTGTCGTGGAAGGTTCATATTACCTTAATCAACCAATTAAAGGTTATTCATATTCATCAGGATCAAAACCTTTAAGTCATAACACAGCATCAAACAACTCAAATAATTTATATTTCCCATCATTTGCATTTACACCTGATACAACACAATTTACAGGATTTACATCTACTTTACCTTATTTTTATTTATGTACTGATGATAGCACAATTTCGGGTATTGGAAATTACAACCCACTAGCAATACCCCCAATATCAAACTGGCAAACATTATCTCAATTAACTAGTGGTGGTTTAGAAGTTACAAATAGTAATACAAACTATACATTCCCTCTAAATACAGGTTCATATGTGGGTGGTAGTGCGTTCTTATCTTGGAATTTGGACCAATTTATTTTTACTAAAATTATCAAAACCAATGATTCTGGTACAAACACACCTACATGTACTGGTGGTTGTAATCAAAACTGTCAAGAAAAACAATATTACAATTATTGTGATGGTTGGTTTAATAACCCTAGTGTTGGTGGTAACTTATCGGCATTATACTCACCTGCATATTATAGATACGGATTAACAGGGGTACAATTCCAAAGTACAAATCTTGTAATGAGAAGTGATAGATTACCAACATCTACTCAGTTTGAAAATGGTGTTGAAACTCACACAGGTTATGCTTTACATCAAAACAACAATTTTGCGGTTTATAATGCGGGTGGTGTTCAGTCACAACCTACGATTAGTGCGGGTGGTGATTTACCAAATGGTGATTCACAAGATGATGATCCTATTACAACAGGTTTAACTGAAACATTAACTTGTGAAGGAATGGTACCGTTAGCATGTTATAGTGGTTCAGGATCTGATGTTGGTGTTTTACCTGAAGGTCAATGTACCGTACCTGCAAATAGAATGATTAACGGATGTTATTGTTTATTGAATAAAACCTATCTTGCAGAATACGGTGAAGATGCTAGATTATTCTTAGAGTGGAAAACAAGATTTACAATGAATTTTGCTGCCTGTAGAGGAGTGTTCGCTCAAACATTCCAAAACAACTGGATTAATGGGGTATTATATATGTTCTCATTTAATAAAAGAACAACATTTAGTATTAATCAAGAAACCACATATAACTATTGTGAAGATGTGATAATGTTTAATGAATTAACTAACACATTCTATTATCGATCATCACCTTGGAATGATTCATCACAACAGTTTGTAGGGAAAGATTCTCCTGCAACACCAATTGGAGGAAACCTATTTGATTTCCCTGGATTAGGATACAATAAAAAACAAATACAATTCCCAACTACTGTGGTTGATTTAGGTCCGAGAGATAATTTTATTAATGAAGTTTGTTGTTCGGCAAGTGAAGACGGATTTGGTTCTTATTATGCGGACCAAGTAAAAGTAACATCTTATCAAGATAACTCAAACATCATACAACTTGGGTTCTTATCAAGAATCCTTAATGAAGGTGTTAGACAAAGAATGATACCAATATCTACAGGTGGTGATAGTAGTGAAGGTAAGGGTATAATTCAGTTCTTTAATAGTACACGAGGTGGATATAGAATTGATGGTGATTGGGCTCAAATGTTGTCAATTAACTCAGAGTGGAAAGTATCACCTTTTATAACTGAAAATGTACCAGCACCTGATTATATCTATTTTGGGGATAATCAAAATGGTTTTGCAAACTCGATCCAACCAAAAGACATAAAACCAATAATGGGATTATTCTTCCAAGCGGATGAGTCTGAACTTAGATATAGAAAAATAATGTCACCGGGAATCGAAACATATAATTTCAGTCCTTTAATTGAACAGAAATTTGGTTATCCTAAATCTCAAGTGGTACCACATTATAAATGGTTTATAACAACACCCGATGTTTACACAGGAACACCTAATATATTTGGTTCTGAAGATAATAACTGGTATACAAACTCATCTTTCCCAACAGGGTTTTTTAGTAAAAAATATCAAGATTTAGATTTTACATCTCCAGGTGAAAAATATCAAACCGACTTGACGAGACTTGGATATATTGCAAGTTTCGATATTAATGGAGACCCACTACCAATTACACCATTAGGTAATATTGCACAGGGAGACCCAAGTACAAACTTCTTAGATTCGGTTGTTGTTGGTGCACCATACCACTTCTATTTTGGTTTAAATAACGGAAAAACAGCAATCAATAGATTCTATAAACTTTATGTTGCAACTGCGGAAGAATAATGGAAATAGATCCTACAACAAGAATAATAGAATCAACACAAAGATATAAAGGAGCTCCTTTACAGGATCAACAAATGAATATATCTTTGATACAAACTCAAAAAGAACTTACTGAGTATGATAGAAGTGTTGATTTAAATTTGGCACTTGTATTTGACGAAGAAAGACAACAATCTTTTACTTTTAGACCTGTTGGAAAATTTATGGTTGTTTTTGAAAACGCTTACACGGGATCGACAATATATCCCCCATTTAGAGACAACCTATATTATACAAATGCGATTAAAAACGCATCCTCATATTACCCATCAGGAAATGCCCCATCAATTCAGCCGGCACCTATAAATAATCAGGTTCCATGGGACGGATTTCCACAATATCCTGAGTTTGATTTAATTAGAACGGACATTAATGTTTTGGGTTATACTGCAGGGCCAGGAAGACATTTAGATTTTAAATCAGTAAGTGCCTCAACATACAATTGGTCTCATTATTTAAGTTATGCATTTGATAATGATTATAATAAAAATTTATATGCAATTGATCCTGAAACAAGTATTTCTTGGACTTGGAAATCAGGGGATGGAATACCTTATGTTATAGTGGTAGGTACGGACAAACAAACTAGATTCATTACATTCCAATGTCCTGTGAGACACGGACTTCAAGTCGGTGAGTTTGTTTTATTATCAACAAATTACAACGGAAATTCTATGTTCCAAGTTAGTAGTTTAGGAGATGGTGGTTCAGGTTCTGAAGAATTTATTTTTAGTATTAGAAATATTGGTTATTTAGGGAATACATTTGACACACTAACTCAAGGAACCTTTAAAAGAGTTTTGAATCCTGCTAATTCAGCGGACACTGTAAGTAGTTACTATATTAGAAGACATAAGATTTTAACAAATCCTGATTGTGCGGTTTTAGTAAATGCGGGATATGAACAAAATGTTTATTACAACAAACAAAAATGTGAGGTGAAGGTTTTAACTCCTAATGAGAGAAAACGAACTTCAGTTAAAGAAGGATCAAGATCGTATACCTTAACATTTAATTGTGATGTTAATACATTACC